ATATCCGGCCTCAAGGCATTTCTCCGTACTCCCGTAGCGGCCTCTATGTCAAGCACCCGCATGACCGGCACGCGGCCAGCCTCGACCCACTGGTGAACAGCCTGCGGTTTTATCTTGAGTTTTCGCGCTAGCGCGGCCTGTCCGCCAACTTTGGCAATTGCCAAAAGAAGCGCGTCTCTAGGACTTTTAGATTTGTGTTTGCTCATGCTTCGGGAACATAGCACAGGGCAACTGGAGCATCAAGCAAGCCTTTTCATCAAGTAGTGCTTGACAAGGCAAAAATGGCATGATTTACTACACACATGGACGGCGCAGTGCCGGGCCAGAAGCGATCAAAGACGGAGGACTTATGAGCGACTTTCAAGTGTTTTGGGGCGACTTCAACACCACTGAAATTGTGGTCAACGCTGTTTCGAACGCTGGCCGCGAATGGATGGCTAGCAAGTTTGGCTGCGGCGCAGTTGGCGCAACTCTTAGAAAGTCATCTGGGCAATCGTTCCTAGATGCAATTGCAGACGCAGGCTTAACTGCTTGCGTTACCACCTCCGAGGTGGCGGCATGAGCCGCACCTCCCTCTGGCCGCAGGCCATCATCTTTTTTTTGTTGTGCCTCGTCGCCTGCGCCATCGAGCCATGCGACGGACACTCGTGTGAAGAAGTAACCATTGTTAAGGAGTAAGAAGTAATGAGCATTTTTGTAAGCGCAACATCTGGCGGCAACTATCCCGAGCGCAAGCCTATCGAGGCCGGCGCTTATGCCGCAGTGTGTGACATGATTGTTGATCTCGGCGTGCAGCCCTCGCCCGGTGGTCAGTACGCCCCAAAGCGTACCGTATTGCTGCGGTTCCAGATTCCCGAGGTGCGCGTTGAGTTCACCAAGGACGGCGAGACGCGCAGCCTGCCGGCTGTTATAAGCCGCACGGTTGGTCTGTCGCTTAATGAGAAGTCAACCCTATACGGGCTGCTGACCTCGTGGCGCGGTCGTGCATTCACGCAAGACGAACTCAAGAAGTTTGATCTTGGCAAGGTTGCCGGCAAGCCTGCATTCATCAATGTAACGCACAGCGTTAAAGGTGATCGCACCTATGCCAATCTCACCTCGATCATGCCGCTGCCCAAGTCTATGACCGCGCCGGCTCTTGAGGGCGAGGCTCTGGTGTTCTCAACTGACGCGCCAAACCCAGACGTGTTCGACAAGTTGCCAGCGTGGGTGCAAGACAAGATCGCAAACAGGATTGTCGAGGCCAAAGCCGCGCCGCAGAAGCCAGCAGCGCAGCCTGCGGCAGAGCAGCCCTTTGTTGACGATCAGAATTGGTGAGTCATGGCTACCCAAAAAGGCGGCTATAAACTAGCGGACGGCACGAAAGTGCCTAGTGTCACCACCATTTTAAAGATCAAAGACCCAGGCGCGCTGATTAACTGGGCCTATAAGACAGGCCGTTCGCATGGCGTGTTGGAAGGTCAAGGAAGGGATGCGCCCGGCGGTCTGTACGAGGCGAACGACGCCTTGCAGATCGGGACGTGCGTGCATGAGATGTGCGAGGTGTTCGTCAAGGGTAATGACCCATACGCGCACCTTGATGCAGTGATGGAGAAGGCTGGGATGCTTGACCCTGTATCGTTTAAGGCTCAAGTCAAAAGCGCCTACAGCGCGTTCGAGTTTTGGGTAAAGGGTACGCAACTCAAGATCATCGACTGCGAGGTGCCGGTGCTGTCGCATACTTACAAGTACGGCGGAACGCTTGACTTCATCGGACGATTGAACGATCAACTCGTGCTGGGCGACTTCAAGACCTCTGGTGCGGTATATCCCGAGTATCTGATCCAGTTGGTCGCGTATGCGAAAGCCTACGAGGAGTCACGCGGGACGTACATCACAGGCGGCTATCATCTACTGCGGTTCTCAAAAGAGAATGGAGACTTCGGCCATCACTTTTACCCGAGCCTAGACGATGATGCGTGGCCTGCCTTCAAACACCTTCGTGCGCTCTATGACTTGAACGAGCGATTAAAGAAGCGGGCAGCATAACCTCACAGCAATGCGCGTGCTCATCCAGCGGAGTTCGGCCCCGTCGCGCAAGCCGATTTATATGCCAAACGATATTGATAGCCCACCGCATTACCAGATGAAGATGCCGAACGGCTCGACAATACAGGCAATCGACTATATACGCGCCACGCTGGGCGATGATGGATGCGTAAATTATTGTGTCGGATCTGCCCTCAAGTATTTAAGCCGTGCAGGGCGCAAACAAGGTAATGCAAGAGAGAAAGACCTTCGCAAAGCAGCGTGGTTTTGCATTATGGCCGCGCAGATTTGCGAAGATGGTGGTCAAGTCGCAATGAAAGACTGCGAGGACGAAGGCGATGGAATTTGACACATGGGACGCCGAATGGGATCGAATGTCGCACACGACGACCGAATACAAAGCGGAGATCCGCGAACTGCGGGAACGCATTGCCTGGTACGTCTCAAGAATAGAGGCGTTAGAGTCAGAGGTGCGCGAATTACGAAAGATGGACAGCCGATGGGTGCAGGAGCCATGACCCGCGACGACATCATCCGACTGGCGCGAGAGGCTCTAGGCAAGCCGGAACCTAGTGCTTTTGTTAAACCCGGCATAAAAGTTGGAGTTAGAACCCAATGAAGGAACAAGAAGTGCTTATTTTGATTACGAAGGCAGCGGAAACTGAAAAAGCCGACGATGCTTTGAAGTTTTCACAGGCAGCGTGTAACGCCGCAAACGCGCTATGTGCGTTAGCCTCAGCGAAAACTATTAAAAGTTCGTAACAACGGGGGGGCCGCCGGGGATTGCTCGGTGGCCTCTTTGTTACAGATTAAAAAGGAACATACTATGACCCGCGACTTCATCATCCTACTGGCAGAGGAGTGGGGTATTGCAGAGTTTGAAAACAATGAGTCGCAGGCAGACAACATCCTGCACTTCGCCGCCATCGTTGCCGCAGTCGAGCGGGAGGCGTGTGCGAAGATGTGCGATTCGGAAGTTGAAAAACTGACGCAATGGCATCCACGCGAGGCGATGGCTGTAGGAGTTTGCGCCGCCGCCATCCGTGCGAGGATCGACAAATGAACTGCCCCGGCTGCTTTGGCCGACTATGGATTGAGGACTACAGCGGAGACTGGTTCCGCTGTGGGTATTGCGATGCAACAGGAGAACCAAACCATGCAACTGCTCGTATCTATTCTCTTTCTGACGCCCGTGCTGCTATGCATCGTGCTAATTTCAAGACGGTGGCTCAAGATATTGAACCAGATAAGGCGGGATGAATGGCGGCGAGTGCCTCCGCCGGAGTGGGCGGCAAAGCGTGGCGGTGTCGATCTGTGGTGACTACCGATTTAGCGTAGTACCGCGCACGTTAAAGGGCCGCGCTTGCTTAAAGTGTTTGCTGCCGCAGCGACAGATGCCGCCGAGTAGTCCGTTTACAGTCTCGTGGGCGCAGCCCCAGCCGATGCCATTCCACGGACAAAACCACACGCAATTCTGGCACGCATCCGGTTCGGCCCACGCCATCTCCTCGAGTGCGTCGTCTTCCAGTTTCATCGGGAGCGCAGCCAGCGTAGGTAGTCCGCCCCGACCTCGGGTTCCCAAAACACCTTAACCATGTCGGGATGGTCGTTAGGTAGGCTTGGATCAATAACGGTGAGGGCGCACGGCGATAGGGAGTTGTCGCGGAATCCGCGCTCTTTCGCGTAACGGTCGTAAACCTTATATGAGGCGACCTTGATCGCGTGCATGGTGATGCCTTGGATCGGGTCTTTCAGCACGCTATACGCGCTCTCGTGCTTATGTCCGGCGACGTAGATATGGTCGCGGGTTCCCATCAGCGCGGCCTTCATCGGGCCGTGGGCTGGGTTCCAGATTGACGAGCCGCTGTGGTCATGCCGTGCATTGACTCGTACCTCGGCACCGTTCGGAAACCGCAGCGCGATTCGTGCCTCGCTCGACTTATAGAGCGAGTTCTGCTGCTTCGAAATCCACTTGAGCGGATCGCCCGCTCCAGACCACAGATCGTGGTTGCCGCCGATCATGTAGAGCCAACGACACCGATTGACGAACCATTCCGCAATCCGCCATGCCTGTGCTGCCGAGGTGCTCTGGTCGGCGTATAGCCGCGCCAGTCGCCCCGTCCAGTTGTTGGTGGTGTCACCCACGTTGCAAGCGAACAGCCCCTCTGTGGCATTCACGAGAGCGGTATGCCGTTCTATGGCCTCGATGTCGCAGCCGTCGTCATCAACGTGCGGGTCGCCAAAGTGCAGCAGCCCGATCGGGCCACCGATCTTGATGCGAATCGGGATGAGTTTGCTGGCCTCTTCGTGCTCACGCTTGTGAGTAAATTTACGCTTTCGCTGCTCGATCAGTTGCTCAATCGGGATGTCGTCATCGGGCAGTGGCGTAAACTCAAAGTCCTCGGCGGGCGGCGGGTTGCGGTTTTGGTAAGTAGTACCGCGAACCTCTAACCCTGCACCGCGCATCACTGCTAGCCTTCGCAGCAGACCGCGCTCGGAGAGTTTCAACTCGGCAGCAGCCATCGTGCGAATGCCCTTGTGCTTGGCAAGGGCCGCTATGATCTGCTCGTCAGTCGCTTTTTTTTCGGTCATTTGTGGTTTTCTTCCGTGTGACCTTAATGCCGAGTTCCTTTCGGCGTTCTTCGGTCAGTTTATCGTCACGCGTCCCGCTCCACTCGAGCGAGCCATCGACTAGGCGGAATGCTTCTTTGTGGATCAGCGCACAGTCGCAGCACTCGGTGTAGTTGTATCCTTTGACGCGGTACCACTTGCCCTCGTACATCTGTATCGACTTGAGTTTATTTGCCAAGGTAAAGCCTCCGCTCATCAAGTCGTCGATTCACTAGGCCGCGCATCACCTTGCCAGCGGCCTTTGTCCACTTCATAAATTCCTCTGCTGCTTCTTCAAACTCGCCGCGATTGTGTTTCATTCGCAGCGACGAGCGTTGCAGATTGCCCAGTCCTACATTGAAAGCAAAGGAAACGAGAGCGTCGAATTGGCCTTGATGAGCAAAGCCAGCAGGGCAATATCGGGCCACGCCGCGCTCAAAGCGCACAAGGTCTTGAGCGAGGAGAGCATCAACCTGTTCAGCAGTCCAGACACGATCATCCTCTGCGCGTAGTGGGAACTGTAGCCTATCG